TCTCTAAACCTCATTTTATGTATTGTTTATATAATATATAATACTATTTTAATAAGTTAATAATTATATCAATACTATATAAAAATTATATTGATTTAGTATTCTAATAGATTTTATCTATCAGATATCTAATTTTAATAGATAAATAATATTGAACTATCTAATTTTTAGATTTTACTAAGTGCGTAGGTTTTAATAAAACTATAAATCTACTGGAGAGGTTACCAATTACACCTATGGATGAAGCAAGCGCCAGCGGATGCGACACCTACAAATTGGCTAGATAAAAAGTGCGATGGAAGCTAAATTATTTAGACTGGATGAAAGAAAACATCATTAAAAACTTATGCTAGAGCTAACATAAACAGCCAATGGAAAGCATTTATACTAAAGACGATAAAGTGGTTTGTCACCAGCCTATTTAGACTAGGTATCTTAACGAGGAAAATAAAGCTTTATAATGTGATGTAGGTAAATACTTTTAAGTAACTAAATCATAGCTTTACTAGAATCCCTATGCTCAAAAAGCTATATAAAAATTACAATCATATATATTAGATTTCATTGTTAGTTTATAGTAATTCAAACATTAACATTAGAAGGTAATTATGAGTGATATGCAAACTACTATAAAGTTGATTAAAAGTAATATTGGATTAATGATCAATGAATACAATATAAGAATAAACAATTACAAGAAAGAGATAAGATTTTACTGTCAAGATAAAGACGAAGTAACAAAAGAGCATATTGAAGATTTAGAGATTACTATTGAAAGATATAAAGAAAGAATAGAAGCCTATGAAGATATTATGTCTATATTGAATTAATATAAACAGCATGTGAGGTTTGAGATGAAACATAAAACAGAAATAATTTTAGCACAAATTGAAAATATAAGAGAATACAGAAAACAGACAATGGATTTAAAGCTGCTTTTAAAAAATACAAGTTGGAAGCACTATGGTAGAGAAATGCAAAAAATAAACGACAGATTAAAAATTATAGATACGAACGAACAGGCTCTTATGAAGATATTTGACATAGATTTTCTAGTTATAAGCGAGAAGGCTGAAAATAATTAAATCATATCATCAAGATAGCAAGCAGCCTTAGATTTCAAACTTGCCAATACTGGCTCTTTCCAAGTCATTTCATTAAATGCAATTATCTTCATTACTTCTATTTTAGATGGGCTATAAAACTTGCATAAGCAGAAATAATCATCTTCATTAAGGTTCTTTAACTCATTCTTCTCTATTAGCCATGAATCTGTTACTGGAGAATCCCATCTAACAACTTTACAGTGAATCCTAATCTCTCTACCATCTTTAATAATATATAGATCAGAAGCCTCAGAATCATCATAGGAGAGCTTAAAAGATGGATATGATACTTTATAAGCCTTAGATACAAGATGCTTATATGCGACTATCTCGGCTAGCTTGCCGATAAAACAATCAAATACTAGTTTCTCTGTGGAGGCATATTTATTTCTAAGCTTATAATACTTGGCTGTTCTAGCTGTGACTGCATAGCTAAAATTGAGACACAAACCTATTTCACTATTACTTAGTTCTATCATTATTAAATAGTTACAGTCTTTTTTTTATAAGTAAAATGAGCTTAATCAAATGTAAGTATTTAATATTATTACAATAACGATAATAGTTAAGTTTATTTGTAAGTAGTTGTAATCATCCTTGTATTAAATAACATAAATGTTATTATGTATATATTCAAACATTAACAACTAACAATCTGAGGTAAGAAATGAACAAGAAAGATAAAGCTAAAATCGAAGAAATTTTTAGTGAAAGAATAAATTCACTTGTCAACTGTGCTGGATCATTGGCAATAGAAAAACTTTATGAAGATGACAAAGAATTTTATGATAGAGAGATACAAGAAATAGATACTCTGATTAATATATTACATAATTTAGAGAAACAAATATTAGAATAACAACATAAATCTGAGGTAATTATGATCAAAATAGTAGATGAAATAAGAGCACACAAAAGCGCATTATTAGATAATAACGAAATAATGATTGAGATGCTTACAGAGATGGTTGAGCCTGATGCGCTCAGAAATAGCTATACGCTATCTTTATTGAGAGAACAGAATGCACTACTCAAAAGATTAATTAATGAGCTTAAAGAGAAGCTAAAAGGCTAAGAATGATAACTAAAAAGACTATAACATTTACACTAAACACAGAAATAGTTGAAGAGATTAAAGAAATAGCTAAAGATGAACAATTAAATATGTCAGCTATAGCTCAAATGTTGTTTATTGAGTGGCTTTGTACTAGGGAAAAAGAATGAAAGAAGCAGACCTATGTCACGATAATAGTGAATATGTATTTGTAGATGAATACAAGAAACTAGAACAACAGCTTAAAGAGGCTAATGAGGTTATTGAGTTTTATGGAAGTGGCGAGTTTTGTGGAAAACTGTTTAAAAGGTATCCACAACTAGGAACAACAGCTAGGCAATACTTAAATAAACACAAAGTAAAGGAGTAGATATGAAGAAGATACTTAATTTTATAGAAGCGGTAAACAGTGGTAAGGAATTTACTGAATATGATTTAGACCCACGCAATGTTAAAGTCAAATGGAAAATGGATGGTGGATTTCTAAAAAGATTTCCACCAAACGGAAACTATTGGTATAATGATGGTGGCGAGTTCATTGGTCAACTAATAAACAAAAGTTTTATTATTGTTCCAAAAAAAAGTTGATAACTGAAGAAGAACTTGACAATGCTTTATTCAAAGCTAGAAACAAACATGGTCATAACAAATTAAGTGAAAAATATATAAAAGAAGAATTTGGATTTTAAATAAATACAAATTAAAGGAGTAGATATGAATAAAGGAATAGATATGCGTACGGTAAAAGATATTCTCGGTATGGTTTTAATGTTTATTTCGACTATGTTTTGGATAACAAAATGCACCGAAGTTGAAATCAATAGGCTTAATAATAAAAAGCCAATTATAATTTATAAAAATACAAAGTAAAGGGGTAGATGTGCAAACAACTTTAGTATGGTACAACATCGAAGATAATGAATTGGGCTTTAACGCTACCCTCGATATGTTTTTCTTTTCACTTGAGACTGACATGATACCTCGCAATTATATATTAATAGGTGAATTATAAACTATAAGCACAAAGTAAAGGAGTAGATATGGGTGACGTTGGAGAATTTTATAGAGATACAAAAGAGCTAAGAAAGGAAATATCAAACGAAAAGAAAAGTAAAAATTATGATAATGCGATTAAGCTACTTGATAAAGAAGCGATACCGTATGATGAAAAAAATGGTGGTATTCATTTAGTAGTAGACGGTCGCTTTGATTATTACCCCACTACTGGAAAGTTTATATCGAGGAAGACTAAAACTCATGGTAGGGGAATTTTTAACCTAATCAAGAAAGTAAAGGAGTAGATATATTATGAGTAGATGTATGGAATGCGGATCAAGGGGAGATTGTGACGAATTTTGCGGTGATACCCATAGTGAGATGAGAGATAACATTTTATTCTTGAGAGAAGAAAACGAGAAGCTTAGAGAGTGTGTTGAAAGAATTGCCAATAAAAAATGGTTTGGTGAAGTTCAAAACGATGCAAGAAAAACACTTGAAGCAATAAACACAAAGTAAAGGAGTAGATGTGAGTAAGTTATTAGAAGACTTAAGACTAGAACAACGTCATTATCAAGGCAGTAATTTGCGTAGGTATTTAAGAGTTAAAGAATTAGCAGATCATATAGAGAAATTAGAACAACAACTTAAAGAGTCTAATAAGGTTATTGATTATTATTTGCCTACTTTAGAAGAAAGACTTTCTTGTGGTGTTTATGCTAGAAATTATATTAATAAATACAAAGTAGAGGAGTAGATATATGAGCTACCAAGAAAAATGTGAACAACTGTATAAAGACAATGCATTAATGAAAGATACATTAAAAACAATTAGAGATATGACATTAGATATTACAAACAATAAAAACTTTGTTCGTGACGCAGCGACAATCAAAACTTTAGTTAAAACTATTTTAGCGGTGGTGGAATAATGAATAATGAATTAGAAGCATTAAAGGAAGATTACAAAAGATTGTTAATACAAGTTCAAGCTGAAATGGTGCAAAAAGAGCATTACAAGATAAAACTTAGTAATTGCGATGAATTATTAAAAATGAGCCAAGCAAGAATCGATAGGCTTGTCGAGAAATTAGAGTTGTCAAATAATAATTACGAGTGTTTAATGCTAAGCACTAAGAAGAATCTATAAAAACTAATTAACTCAAACTTAAACAGCTTTTAAATATATGCTCATGTTATATCATATATTCATGAGCAACTTACGAATCTTACCAGTAGCAATCACATCAAAACAGAGAATAGAAGCTAAGATTGAGAGCTTTAGACGGGACTTTCTTGAGCAAGATGGTGATTTAGAAACTGTCAATATGTTAATAGATGTATGTATTGAGTACTTGGCTCAGTTTGATGATGATATCCATCTAGATCAAGCATATTTAAAGCTAGGTGAAGCTGGATTTCTAATTGACCGCTACATGTATAGCTGATATATAGGCATAGCAAGTTAAAAGCCTCGGATACTTTAAACAAGCAAATCTCAAGCCAAGTGTCTTCACCTCCACTTGGCTTTTTTATTTCAAATTTTTGACACTTCATAATAAATTGGCAATGATTAATAAAACGAAGCTGTGCTTCAAACTTATTAGTCAGTGACTAAAGGTGATTATGTCAGAAGAAACTAAACCAACGAATCCAGTTGGTAGACCCACGTTATATAAACCAGAATATTGCGAACAACTTATAGAACACATGGCTAGTGGTTTAAGCTATGAGTGCTTTGGAGCTACCATAAGAGTTGCTAGGTCAACTGTCTATGAGTGGGAGAAATTTCCAGAATTTTCGGATGCCAAAAAGATAGCATTTGATCAATCTATGCTCTACTGGGAGCGATGCGGAAACGAAGGTATGTATATGGGCGGCAAAGACAATCCATTCAATTCTACTATTTGGATTTTTAATATGAAAAATAGATTCAATTGGCGCGACAAGAAAGAAAATACTCACGATGTTAGCGATGATGTTAAAAAGCTCGTTATAGATATGGGTGAATAATTGACTGACTTAGTTTTCAAACCATTCGACAAGCAAAAAACATTTATTAAATCTAAGTCTAGGTTTCGTGGTGCTTTCGCTGGGAAGCGAGGCGGCAAAACAGAAATAGGCGCAATCGCTTCTATAATACTACAAGAGCAAAGACCTAACTATAAGCCTAATGGCATTGATCCTTACCTAGGTATAATAATAGCACCAACTAACGATATGCTTAAGCGTCTCAGTTGGAAGAAATTCATGGCATACGCAAAGCCATGCGGAATGATTAAGCAAGATTGGAAAGCTCCATTAGAAATAGAGTGGCACGATTCTAAAGAGCAAGATGAATCGGAAATCTATGGAATATCTGGTGAGAAACCCGAAAGATTAGAGGGTGTTAAGGCTAACTGGATATGGATAGATGAAGTGTTTCAGATAAAAGAGCAATTGTTTTTGGAAGCGCTAGCAAGAGTATCAGATTCACAAGGGTATATAATTTGCACTGGCTCTTTGGGCGTTCAGTTTGTTAATCCGAAGCAACATTGGGCTTATAAGTATTTCAAAGAAGAAATAGATGCTGAATTTGAGTGCTTCGAGTGGGGAACATCAGACAACCCATATTATCCTCAAGAAGAGTTAGAAAGAAATAGAAACTTATTAGATCCAAGAACATTCAGAGCAATGTTTGAGATATGTTGGGATGTAATACCAAAAAATGCAGTATATAATAATTTTTCAGATGACAATATAATTCATAATTTACAATACAATCCTAAGTTGCCAGTTTTTTGTTGTGTAGATTGGGGCTGGTCTCACCCTATGGCTTGTGGAATGTTTCAATATGATCCAAGGCAAGACACTGTATATCTTATTAATGAAGTTGTTAAGTCAAGAATGGAATTAAAAGAGCTGGCTTTGTGGATAGCTCAACAGCCTTATCAAGTACAAGAGTATATATGCGACATTGCTGGTAATCAAGAAAGGGAACAAACTGGAAAATCTAATGTTAAATGGTTTAAAGATAATCATGGTGTTGTTTTTAAGTATAGAACATCAGGTATAAATGTTGGATGCGCATTAGTTAGAAGCTATATAAAGAACGCTAATGACAAAATAAGATTTTATGTTGCAAGCCATTGTAAACAGACAATTGACGGTTGTACTAGATATAAGTATCCTGAGAAGGATGGAATTATACAAAACGAGAATCCAGTAAAAGAAGATGATGACGCTGTTGATATGATTAGATATTATTTTATGTTTAAGCATGATCCAAAATATAAACATCAAAAACCAGTAGTAATTAATTCATACAGATAGGATATAAAAAAATGATTAACTTAATGCACGGAGATTGCTTAGAACTAATGAAGGATATTCCAGATAATTCTATTGATATGGTATTGACTGATCCTCCATACGGAACTACGCAATGTAAGTGGGATTCAGTTATAGATTTTGAATTGATGTGGGAGCAATTAAAAAGGATTACTAAAGATGGTGGAGCTATTTGTTTGTTTGGTAGCGAGCCTTTTAGTAGCGCATTGAGAATGAGCAATATTAAAATGTTTAAGTATGACTGGATTTGGGAAAAGAGTCATGCAACTGGTTTTTTAAACGCATGGAGACAGCCCCTTAGAAACTCTGAAATAATTAGTGTTTTTTATAAGAAACAAGTAAACTATATCCCACAAATAGAAGATAAGAAGCGTGAGAACATCAGACCGCTTTCAAACCTAACAAAGAAAACTGATAACTATGGTGAATACAAACTAGGAAAGGAGCATAGAAAACTTCCTGCAGATAAAACCATGCCAAAAACAATAATAAAATTTAACGTGAAAAACAATAGAAAGGGAAAGCTTCACCCAACACAAAAACCAGTAGCGTTATTAGAATACCTAATCAAAACATATACCTTAGAAAATGAAACTGTTTTAGATTTTACAATGGGAAGCGGCTCAACAGGTGTTGCTTGCAAAAACTTAAACAGAAGGTTTATAGGTATTGAAAAAGACGATAAATATTTTAACATAGCAAAAGAGAGAATAAACAATGATTAACTTACTAGACCAACAACAAAGACATAAACTAATTGCCGACATGAAAAGCGAGAACAATAAAGCTAGAAAACAATGGTCTTTAAGATCAAGTGAAGTTTCTGGCGGTCGCATGGAGCAATATGTTAAAGAAAGATTGCTTGGCGAATTAGACAATGGCTCTGTTAAAGAGATGCCAATTGTTTCTAGCATTAATATACAGAAAGCTATTTGTGATAAAAAAGCTACTATATATAAAAAGAAACCTACGAGAAGATTTACAGATACTACTCCAGAGCAAGCAGACACTTTAAATCTAATCTATAAAGATATGAAGTTAGATATGAAGCTTAACAAGTCTAATAAGAATTATATCTATCAAGATCAATCTATTGGAATGATTGTTCCAAAGAACGGAAAACTTATTTGTAGAGTTATGAAGATGCATCAAATAGATGTTGTGCCAAGCGCTCATGATCCTGAGGCTGCTGAAATGTATATACTTTCTGCTTTTGATAGATCGCTTTATATTCAATATGACACTGACAAAAAAGATTATGACACTGCAACTGGTTATCATGGAAGGTCAGTAAGATCGACGGCATCAGAGGATCAAGACTTATTAATTGCAGAGAAGTATCAATTTCAAAAGTATGTTGAGAAATATATTGTATGGTCAAAAGATTATCATTTTATGATGAACGGATTAGGCGAAGTTATCAATCCAGAGACAGGTGAAATGTTTGAGCAAGGTGAGGATGTAGACATTTCTAATCCAATTGGAATGTTGCCATTTTTTGAAGTAGCTAAAGATAAAGACTTTGAGTATTTTGTTAGAAGCTCTAATGCACTTACAGATTTCACTATTCAATTTAATACACAGCTTTCCGATATGGCTAACAACATAAAAATGAATGGGTATGCGGTCGGAGTGCTTAAATCACCAAGCGATATGATGCCACAAAACATAACAGTCGGTGCTGCAATGATGCTTAAGCTTCCAACAGACAATCCAGATCAAGAAGTTGATTTTGAGTTTACATCACCAAATAGTAATATCTCTGAAATATCTGAAGCAATAGATAAGTTCTTAAATTACTTTGTTACAAGCGAAGGTCTTGGCGGCTCTGTTGTTAATAGTCGTGGCGATAGTGAAAAAGCATCAAGTGGAATTGATAGATATTTAATGATGCTATCTAAGATTGAAGCTCACATTGATGATTATGAAATGTATAGATGCGCAGAGAATGATATATATGAAATCATAAAAGCATGGCAACTTGCTCTCATAGGAACAGATCAATTGATAGATAAGTACAAAGTTTCTATACCTGTTGAATCAGAATTAGAGATTGATTACTATAAGCCAGAAATGATTGAAACAGAAAGCGAGAAGCTTACTAACATCGAAAAGAAAATGGATTTAGAGTTAATGAGTAAAAAGCAAGCTATCATGGAGCTTCATGGAATTGAAGATGAAGACAAGGCTCAAGACTTATTAGATGAAATCAGAAAAGATAACGAGTTTAATATACCAGAAATGGAATCTATGGATATTGAGGATGAAATAGAAGATGGCGAAAAAGAAGATAGCTAAAGGCAGTTTAAATGTTAGCTTATCAGAGCTATCTCAAGAGATTGACCTTAAAGATTATTTAGGTAGAAAACCAACAAAGAAAGAAAAGCAACTATTTGCTGAGTTGGCTGTTGATACTATTCAAAATAGAACTCTCGACACACTCGATATTAACGGCAATAAGTTCAAGAAGTACTCTAAAGAGTATGCTGACTTTAAAGGTGTTACTAGGGATAGTGTTGATCTGTTTCTTGATGGTGATATGCTTGAAAATATCGGTAGACGAAAGTCTAAAGAAAAGTCAGGTAGTGTATTTATTCAGATGAAAAAAGGTCTACAAACCAAGAAAGGTTATAACCATAATGTTGGTGACACGTTAGCAAAGAGAGAGTTCTTTGGTGTAACTGATGCTGAGGCTAAGAAGATAAGCAGCGAAATTAGAGATAAGAAAGCCGATAAACCAAGCACATTATCATTATTAACAACGAAGAAAGTAGCCGAAGAGACAACTCAGTCGGGAACATCTTTAGCAGAATTAAGAGCTGCTTTAGAATTATTAGACATAGAGCAAGTAGAATAATGGCTAAACTAAAGATAACGAACCTCAAACAAATACAAACTAAACTTAGATTTAAAGTTACTAAAGCTCTACGTGATCCAGAAATACGAAAAGGTGTAGCTGAAATAGTTGTATCGGAAATACAGAAAGACTCTTCACCGGCTGGTAAAGTTACACAGAAGTGGAGAGAATATCTAGAACAAGGCAACACAACAGATGAAGCATACGAGAGATCTAAGATAAATATTACATTTACAGGTGATTTATTAAGAGACCTTATCACTAATGTGAAAGCTAAATTCGGTAGTGGCAAATCTGAATACATTATAGAGCACAGCAAAAATAAACATAAGAAATATAAAAAGCCGAATGGTAAATTGTCTAAAGGTAAACCCAAGACGATGCAAGAAATAAGCGGTTACGTTCAAGATCTCGGATATGATTATTTAAAATTTAGTGACAACACACAGAGTAAGGTGATTAAATTTGTCAGAGATAAAGTATTTAAGAATATTAAGAATTTGAAATAGTCAACAGTGTTGACACAATAGAGCAAGGGGCTTTAAAATGAATGAAAGTACAAATGAGTCAGTGACTCAAACAGAGTCGATCAGTGATCAATCTGAAATCAAGACCGAAGTAAATGCGAATGTTGATGGCTATAAGCAAGATATGTTTCGCTACAAGCAAGAAGCAAGAGAGTTGAAAGCTCAATTGGAAGCTATTAATCTTGAAAAAGAGCAAAAGAAAGGCAACTTTGAAGGTGTCATTACTAGCTTAAAAGACAAGGTTAAAGAAGCACAAAAAGAAGCTGCAATGCTTAAAAGCAACTTTGCTGAAAATGCTTTAGATAGAGCAATTGAAAATGCTGCTATTTCTAAAGGTCTTAAAGGTCAACAACTTGAAGCGTTCATGAAACTAATTGATCGTGATGCAAAGGGTGTTGTTGAGTTTGATGAAGGTTTTAATGTTAAGTCGGAGGATGTAACAGGTTTGGTTGATGATCATTTAAAAAGATATGGTGACATATTTAATAGAAAAGTAAATGTTGTAGATCAATCGCCTAATAATAATCCAATTAACAATTCATCTAATAAGTTTGATAAGAATAAAGCTAGTGCTGAAGAGATAGTTGCTCACTTACTAGCAAATAAAGATAAATTAAAATAACAATAACAACTAATAACAAAGGAATTTAAAATGGCTGATGCTATCCAAACTTTACCGAACACAAAGAACGATCTAATCGTAAGTGCGGTACAAAAAAACTTAATTGAAAAATCAATTCTAGCTGGAACAGTTAGAGATGTTTCTGCTTTTGCAATGAAAGGTTCTAAATCT